TACAAAACTCAAACCATCCTGGCTGGGTTGTTTTAACACCCACTCATCTGCCATTTCGTCCTGCAGTGCTTGTGGCCAATTTTTGGCCACCATAGCATCTATAATGCTTTGACGATTTACAATTTCTTCAGTGATTTCGTTTATTTTCATTAATTATCCGCCTTTGGTTTTAGGGCATCAGTCAAGGCCTGTCTTTGCTCCACGGTCAATCCGTTTATCGTAGAACTGGTGGAGTTGTTGACGAAACTTGTCTTGTAGTTTGCCCTAGAATCGTTGTTGGTTGTAGTTATTCTAACAGAATCTTCCACCTTGACCCATCTGGTGCCGTCATAACGGAACAACCTATTTGGTAGGTAATCCGTCCTCAGGAAGTAGTCTCCCGGGTCAACTCCCGAAGTCGGAAATGATATACCGAATCCTGCAGGATTACCGTTGGGTGCTACACCGTCACCGTCTAGGTAGAAACCATAGTGTGAACTGGCCGGGGTGTCGATCACGGCGTTTACCGTGTTGTCACTGCTGGCCCTCTGTGCCTCAGTGTTGACATTCTCCGTCCTAATGTTGCCGCGTTCGTCTATTGGGGCAACATAATACTGTTTGTAGTTGAAACCTGATTTTGGAGCATCCTGTTCTGCCTGTGCCACAATCTGATCGTTGATGGTCTTCTCTCTATTGTAGGTGCTCATGTAACTGGCCATGGATCCTGCCGTCGTGGCATCACCGATTATGTCCTTGAATTCCTGAGAATCTACCAAAGTCTTCATCTTCAATCTCAGTAGGTGTGGCCACCAAGTCTGTGAGAATCCCTCCGCGGCCCTGTTGACGTCTTCCACTACGTAGTATCTCTTCAGTGCTATGGGTATGCTCTCATCCAATGAGTAATCTTCCTTCATGTGTGGGAACTCTATGACATCTCCCGCCATGGGTTTCCTACCTATCCTCTCCACTATGTCATTAAGATGAACTGTCAGGAACAGTGTGTCGTTCTGCAGGAACATTCCAAACTGTGATAGGTTGAAATCCGCGTCCTGAACATTGTAGATGCCACGCACCACGTAAACATCATCAGAATATTTCCTATCCCTGTTCTCTAGGAACAGCAGATCCTGTATGGTGGTCTCGTTTAGATCACTGCCTGTGACCCTGGGTTGGCTGGGTGAAGCGGGTCCATCCTTGTTGGTGTCGCCCTGATCGTATGGTCCCAGGTATTTGTGGAAGTGTAGGTCCGTACCTCCCACCGTGAACATCTCCTTGATGTTGCGGTCAAAGAACTTGTAATCATTTCCCTTTTCAGGCTTGAAAATCGACAGTCTAGGCATATCATACATATTTATTGTATAGCTCAAACCAATAAATACGACTATGTCAGAACTTCAAACAGGACAACAGCAAATATTTGATTATGTGAAGAACAACCTCGGTGAGGGCATGATCGATGTGGAATTGGACCCAAAACACTACCAAACGGCACTGGAAAGGGCCACCAACAGATACAGGCAGAGATCATCAAATGCCGTGGAGGAATCATACGCATTCCTGGAACTGAAAAAGAATCAAAATTCCTACATACTGCCAGATGAGGTCATCAACGTCAGGAATCTCAACAGGAGGACTGTGGGATCAAGGACGGAAGGCGGAGAGGGTGGAACACTGTTTGAGCCGTTCAACCTGGCCTACACCAACACATATCTTTTGAGAGCGGGAGCCACGGGCGGACTGGCAACCTACTACGCTTTCGCGAGTTACCAAGAACTAGTGGGCAAGATGTTTGGAAGTTTCATACAGTTCCACTTTGACGTGGCAACGAAGAAACTGACGATAACACAGAGACCAAGAGCAGACAACGAGACCGTGTTGATGCACACTGACAACTACAGACCAGACATAACCTTATTCAAAGACATCTATGCCAAACCATGGATCAGAGACTACACCTTGGCCGTGTGCAAGGTCATGCTGGGAGAAGCCAGGGGCAAGTTCAACACCATAGCAGGTCCACAGGGTGGAACCACACTGAACGGTGACGCACTCAAGAACGAGGGAAATGCCGAGATGGAGAGACTTGACCAAGAGATAGGCAACTTCCAAGAAGGTGGCACACCACACAGTTTTGTTATTGGTTAATTCCAACCAGATCACATCTAAATAGTGTTGATGAAAAAATCCAATTACAAGAATTACTCTGACCTCACGCTCGACGAACTGGAAAAGTTGGTAGAGGAATTGGAAACGATGAGCATCAAGGCATTGAAAGAACGCAAGAAAACCTTGAGGGCTTCCATACTGAGATCCGTGAGAAAAGCAATCAAAGAGATTGAAAAACGTCTGAAAAAATAGTATAATAAACCTATGCTGATAGGAGTGGTAGGATTGATAGGTTCTGGTAAAGACACCGTATCAAAGAGATTAGAGCAGAAACACGGATTCCGCAGGGATTCCTTCGCCAAGAGTCTCAAGGATGCTGTGAGCGCCATGTTCAACTGGGATCGCGAGATGCTGGAAGGCAACGGCGACGACAGCAGGCAGTGGAGGGAACAGCCAGACGAGTTCTGGTCAAAGAAGTTTGGCAAGACCGTCACACCGAGATGGGTGCTACAACACTTCGGCACGGAAGTGATGAGACAGCACATGCATGATGCGATCTGGATTGACAGTTGCCTGGCCAGGTACGACGGCAAACCAACCGTGATATCTGACACGAGATTCCAGAATGAATTGAAGACCATCAAGGAGAACAAAGGGCAGATCATATTGGTCAAGAGGGGTGAATTGCCCACACGAGAACAGATGCAGGACAAAGGTGCCCACAAATCAGAATGGGATTGGATGGGCTGGAACTTCGATCATGTCATAGACAACGACGGCACCAAGGAAGATCTGTACAAGAAAGTGGACGATCTAATCGTCAGCAACAAGATCACCAATCCTCCAACCCAGACGACGGATCCCCTGCAACCGCTGGCAATTGGCGCAAACAGTTTTTAGATTATTAACCGCAGTATTGCGCAGATTCCCGTCCACGAACAACACATCCAGTTGTTCTTTATCTTGGGCTTTGAATCCGCAAACTTCACACTTCCTTTTTTTCTTGTAGCCGGAACGCTGTAACGCTGTGATCCCACCCACACGTTTGCCCGCTCGTTTCCTGTTGCAGGAGTCACACAGACTTCGCCAGTAGACCCTGTCACCACGCCTATAGGCATACGCCCTTGGTCGGCTCTTGCACTGCTTACACAACGGTCTAAGACTCTTGTCCATAAGCATATTTACGTCGCCTATATAGGCACCTGGAAAATGGTAAATTCTGTCATAAAAACCATATGATCTAATAAATAACTCTAGTATACACGTAACTTGCAAGGAGAATACGAAAAATGGCTTTAACATCACCAGGAGTAGAAGTTTCAGTAATAAACGAGAGTTTCTACGTACCATCAGATGCGGGTACAACACCACTATTCATAGTAGCATCATCACAGGATAAGGCAAACGGAGCGGGAGACGGAACTGCGGCAGGAACAACAACCGCCAACGCCAACACTGCTTACCTTATCTCATCACAGAGAGAATTGACAGAGACTTTTGGAGACCCAAAATTCTACACTGACGCTTCAGGAAATTCATTACACGGTTATGAATTGAACGAATGGGGTCTACAGGCCGCATACAGTTTCCTAGGAGTGGCCAACAGAGCATACGTACTTAGAGCCAACGTTGACACCAACGGATTGATCGGAAGCGCGTCGGCTCCAACAGCGGCACCAACAGATGGCACATACTGGTTTGACCTTGCATCAAGCACGTATGGTATATTCGAATGGTCTGCGACTAACCAAGCATTCACAACAATTACTCCGATACTGATCACTTCAACCAGTGACCTAGTTGGTGCGGTGAGCACTGGTGCACCGAAGACATCAATTGGAACCATCGGACAGTACGCGATCAACACCACACACGTTTCTAACAAGATGTACTACAAGAACTCAAGCAACGCTTGGGTGCAGTTAGGTTCAAGTGCGTGGCACTTATCACACCCGGTGGTAACAGTTGCGTCAGGAACGACAGTAACAAGCGGTAACACTTTCGTTATGAACGGTGTTACAATCACACCAGGAGGTGTAAACCTATCTGATGTGGCCAACGCGATTGGTTCAAACGTCACAAACGTTTCCGCCAGCGTGAACGCTACCACAGGAAACCTAGAGATATTCCATAACGGTTACGCATTAGGTGATTCATCAGCGGGCACAAACACGATAAGATTTGACGAAGGAAACGGTGTACTAGCAGAACTAGGTATCACTTCAGGAGTCAAGAATGGTGCTAAATTCCTACAGGACAAACACACCAACAGACCTACTTGGAAGACAGCAGATGAGAACAGACCAAATGGTTCTGTTTGGTTCAAGACAACCAGCGCCAACTCGGGTGCCAACCTTGTTGCCAAAATCTACAGCACATCAGATGCCAGCTTCTCAACAGTAGCCAGTCCACTGTATGCGACACACAACTCAGCGATCTACAACCTAGATGCCGCGGGCGGTGGAGCGAACCTGGCCGTTGGAACACTGTACGCACAGTACAACATAACTGAACAGAGCATGACAGCGGCGGACGCCTCTGACACAACTCCAAATGTTGGAGACTTCCAATTGTTCAGATACGAAGGCGGAGTGACTACTATCACAAGTAATAACACTTCACCAAGTTTCTCAAGTGGAAACACTTTCACAATCAAAGAATCGATCAAGAACCAAGAGGCATTGAGCTCAGCGGTCACAGTAACACTGACCGGAACAGGTGCCGATGATTTCATAGCCGCGGTTAATGGTGCGGGACTGACAAATGTCAGCGCCAGCAAGTTGACAACTGGTGAAATCGTGATGACACACGCACTAGGCGGTGACTTCAGGATGGTTGATACTTTAGGTACACCATTAGCAGACGCTGGATTCAGTCCAGACACAGCACACAGTTACGGCACATACACTGCGAACAGTAGCACACTGATCGACAACTTGTATGACGTACCAACAGGCGAGACCATAGACTCAAGCGCCAACAACGGTATAATGGCTTCGAACTGGAAGAGATTGAGTTACACAGCATCAGTGAGTGCCCCAACAAATGAACCAGCAGATGGCACACTTTGGTATGACACTAACTCAGACGTTGCGGACATCATGGCACACAACGGCACAACCTGGAAAGGTTACGCACAAGTGTACAGTTCAACAGATCCAAATGGTCCACAGTTCTCAGCGACAGCACCTACCACACAGTCAGATGGTACTGCCCTAGTTGACAACGACTTATGGATTGACACTAGTGATCTAGAGAACTATCCAAAACTTTACAAGTACAACACATCAGCGACACTAAGCTCAAGCAACACAGCAAACCAAGTAGCAGTGACCACAACAGGTGCGGCATGGGTTCTAGTTGACAAAGCAGACCAGACCACTGAAGATGGTATCGTGTTCGCTGACGCTAGATGGCACACTTCAACTGACAAGGCGGCAGGAACATCAACAGCGGCAGGCACTCCTTCAACAATCAAGGACCTGTTGAGTGATGATTTCTTAGATCCAGATGCTCCGAACCCAGACAACTACCCACAAGGTATCTTGTTATGGAACACTAGACGTTCTGGTTACAATGTCAAGGAATACAGAAACAGTTACATAACGACGACTGCTTATCCTGGATCGGGTTCAACAGGACTAGGTAACATCAGATACAACAACGAGTCTGTTAGCACTTACTACCCAGACAGATGGGTGACAAAGTCTAGCAACAACGCAGACGGTTCTGGAACTTTCGGAAGGAAAGCACAGAGACAGGTCATTGTTGAGCAGTTGAAATCTGAGATAGACACCAACCAAGCAATCAGGGAAGACCAAAGGGGTTACAACGTTATCGCTTGTCCTGGATATCCAGAAGTGATACAGAACATGATCAACCTTAACACGGACAGGAATAACACTGCGTTCGTGGTAGGTGACACACCTTTGAGATTGACGGGCACATCCACAGCGATACAGAACTGGGCAAACAACACTGCGTCAGCACTGGACAACGGTGAGGACGGACTTGTGAGTTCAAGTGATTACCTGGGAGTTTTCTACCCATCAGGATTGACTACTGACAACACAGGCAAACAGATCGTTGTACCAGCATCACACATGATGATGAGGACACTAGCCAACAACGACAACATCGCTTTCCCATGGTTCGCACCATCGGGCACAAGGAGAGGTGTTGTGGACAACGCCACAGCGGTTGGTTACATAGACACAGCAAGTGGTGAATTCCAAACAATATCTGTGACAGAGTCAGTGAGAGATAGCATGCATGAGGTCAAAGTAAACCCAATAACTTTCTTCTCAGGTGCTGGTATCGTCAACTTCGGTAACTTGACCAAGACCGCGTCAAGTTCAGCACTGGACAGAATCAACGTATCAAGGTTGGCAGTGTATCTGAGATCACAATTGGACGCAATCGCTAAACCGTTCATCTTTGAACCAAACGATGAACTGACAAGGAACGAGATCAAACAAGCGATCGAGTCATTCTTGCTAGAGCTTGTTGGTCAGAGAGCGTTGTATGACTTCCTAGTTGTGTGTGATGACACCAACAACAC